TTAACTACAGAAGGGGATGGAGAATACGTTGATCTAGGAACACACACTATAACTGAGAAAACATATTCAACAGTAAGAAGATTCTTTAAAAGCGATAAATTAGCTAAGTCAAAATATGATATTAAGGTAACTAAGACATCAAATGATCCTTCACAAACTAAAATAGGTAATTTTTATCTTTACTCAATAGATGAAATAGAAGATAATAGTTTATCATATCCACATACTGCATTAGCAGGAGTTAAGATACTAGCAACAGAACATATATCTGGAAGTATGCCAAACTTTACATTTGTAGTAAAGGGAACAAAGGTATTAACGCCAGATGTTAGGGATGTATCTACCGATCCTGTAGAGTGGGACTTATATTATTGGAATGAAGACAATGATGAATATAGATTACTAAGTGATGACTCATCATTAACATGGGATGGAACAACATATATAAATGCCTGGTCAGGTAATCCAGTATGGTGTTTAAAAGATTTAATGATTAATGATAGATATGGAGCAGGGGATATGTAAAAATAACTGACTTAGATTTACCAACATTAGTAGAAATGTCACAGTATTGTGAAGAAAAAGTATTAAACTCTGATGGTAATTATGAGAAAAGATTTAGACTGGATATTGTTGTAGATAGTTCTTCATCTTTAATAGACCTACTATCACAACTTAGCACAACCTTTAGAGGTATACCAATATTTCAAGGAAATACAATTAGATTAATATTAGATAAGGATGATACACCAGTACAGTTATTTACAATGGGAAACATTATAAAAGATTCATTCTCAGTTCAATATGTAACGAACAAACAAAGACCTAACTTAATTGAATTCCAGTTCACTAATAAGAATAAGAACTATGAAAGAGATCAAATAGAAATAGCTGATGCAACTGCATTAGAAACAGAAGAAGTACGTAAGAAAACAATACCTTATTTTGGATGTACTAGAGTATCACAGATATTAAGAGATGGAGATTTTATGCTTAACTCAGCTAAGAATAATATAAGAATGATTATGTTTAGAACAGGTATTGATGCAGTAACTAGTCAAGCAGGAGACATTATAGGTTTTCAACATGATGTACCACAATGGGGATTTGGTGGAAGAGTAGCATCAGGATCAACAACTACAGTAATACAGTTAGATGATTCAGTTACATTGTCTAGTGGAACAACATACGATATAGAATTAAGAGACAATACAAATGATACATTGGAAACACAAACTATAACTACTGGAGCAGGTACACACACTTCTGTAACAGTATCTTCAGCATTTGGCTTTACTCCAACAGCATATGATTTATGGAACATAGGTATTCAAGGAAGTGTGAATAAAAAGTATAGAATACTCTCAATTAAAAGAACAAAGCAAGGTGAAGTAGAGATAACAGGATTAGAACATACATCAGCTATATATACAGATGGTACTATTGTTATGCCAGAAGATAATTACTCACTATTATTACTAGATATACCAGCAGTACTGAGTGTTGATCTAGGAGAAGTATTATACACACAAAAAGATGGTACAGTAGCAAGTGCTATAGAAGTGTCATTTCAACCACCAGAGTTTGATCAAAGATTCGTAAAGAAAGTAGATCATTATGAAATATGGACATCATTAGATAGTGGAAGTTCTTGGGAGTATCAGGGATTGTCATATAAAACATTTTATACAATCCGTAATGTTGAATCAAAAGTTACATATAGAGTAGCAGTAAGGGTAATAACAGATAGTGGAGAAAAACAACCAATACCCGAAGCAACATATGATGAAATAATAACAGAGGGTAAGTTAGCAGTACCTGATGATGTAACAACCTTTCTAGTAAATAGATACCAGAACAGAATCATTTTTTATTGGGACCAAATAGGGGATGCAGATGTATATTTCTATGAAATACGTAGAGGAAGTACATGGGGAGCAGGAGAAGTAGTAGCAACTAAGTTACCACCCCACCCTTATAGATTAAGTGATATTGTATTAGGGTCTCAGACGTATTGGATTAAGTCAGTATCTACAAGTGGTATATATTGTGATGCAGCAATAAGTGGAACAGTAACAGTAGATGAGATACCATTTTCAAACATAGATCATAGTCAAAATGAACATACAGCATGGACAGGAACTAAGGTTGATACAGTAGTAAGTGGTAATAACTTAATATTAGACACAGGAAAGTTAACAGGAACATATACAACAGCAATTATAGATTTAACTTATATACTAACGGCACGAGTAATACTTGAATATACTGTAACATCTGCCTCAAGTTCATTAGCATGGAATTCATCAGCTACAGCAGCATTTGATGATGATCCTAGTTTAAGGTGGTCAGGAAGGGATTACCCAAATGGTGCTACACTTGAAATAAGAACCTCAGAAGATAATATAACATGGGAAGATTGGGTAGAATTTCATTCAGTGGATTATAAAATGCGATATTTCGAGATAAGAATGACTCTTAATAAAGAGACACTTGATGAAGTAACAACAGTATCAGCATTAACTATTAAAGTAGATGCACCAGACGTAGATGAATTTGGAAGTGATACAGTAGCAGTAGCAGCAACAGGAAAAGCAGTAACATATGCCAAAGGTTTCACAGTAACACCATCTGTTGCTATAAGTATACTTTCAGGAACAGGAATTTACTATTTATACTCAGTTAATCCAACTATAACTGGATTCACAGTAAAATTATATGATATAGCACACGCAGTAACAACAGGAGATTTTAGTTATCAAATACATGGGTATTAATGAGGAGGAAAATTATGAATAAATTTGTTAATTTTTTAGGTAGTATTAGGAATGAATGCTCTAATTATTGGTACTTCATAAAGCATAAAATTACAAAATAAAGGTAAAGAGAGCTTTAAAAGGTGCATTAGAGGAGTTTAAAAAGGAAAATTTAAAGGATAAAGCTAAAATAAAGTTTAATAAACTAGAAAAAGAAGTGTTATTAATAAGGGAGCAATATAAAAATAAAGAGTTGGATATAGATGAAATAAAAAAGCAACTCCTTAAAAAGGGGTTTAATATTATGGATCAAGATGTACTTGGTTTATTAATGATGATATTAATTAATGAAAATACTAAATAGGGGAATACTATGACTAAGAAGAAAGTTAAAAAGGTAGTAAAAGAAGTAGTTAAGATTGAACTTAAACAATTAATAATAAAGTTTAATAAAGACGATACTATTAAAGATGTAATAGCACTATATGATCAAATAGATTCTAATGGTGTAGTAGCATTTCCTAATTGTAGTATAACGTTAAGAAATGTAGTAGACATAACTAAGTTAGAAAACAGAATAAAGAATTACGTACAACAAATAGAAGAAATGGAGGGCTTGAGATCATGATATTATTTTATATTTGGTTAATAGGTTTCTTACTGATGATATCTTTTTTTGCAAGTATAAGTATATTTTCTATTATACGAAATCTACCTGAAATATTTTTAGAAGAGAATATTTATTTATATTTATTTTTTATATATATTAGTTTAGGTAGTTGGCTTACTGTCATAGGATTTTTTATTCTATGGTTAGCAACAGTAGTATATAATTATAAGACATAAAGGAGAAAATTATGAAATGTGACCATTGCGGAAAAGAAATAACTTCATTAGCTTATATAGAATTTAAACCAAGAGTTAGATTTACACAAAGAGTAACTAACGTATGTCATAAACATCTATTTAGAAATGAGCAACAAAGACAAGCATACAAGACAAGACTATATTTTCATGATACATGCTTTTTAGATTACATGCAAGTTAGAGGAAAAGTAGAGAGAGATAAAGAAGGATTTAGAACAAGAGTAATTAATGAGGTGACTAAGTAATGGCATGGAACGAGCTAAAGCCTGAAAACGATGGCTTATTAATAAATGCTCCTGGAGAAATAAGGGATAACTGGGCAGCTATAGAACTGGGAACAGATGCAAGTTTGTTACATACAAATGCAAAAGTATCTGCTTCTGCTAATATAGAATGTTCTAAATGTAAGATAACTGGAGAAACAGAAGACGATATAGTTTCTTTAGATGCTTCCTTAAATCTTCAAAGTAGCGGAGAGGATATTAATGATATAGTATTATTACCTGTTACAAAGGTTCAAGGTGATGTAATGTATTATAGTGGATCAGCTTACGTAAGACTTGCAGCAGGAACAGATGGTTATGTTTTAACAACAAATGGTGCAGCAGCTAATCCTACATGGGAAGACCCAAAAGATACTACATTATTATCTGCATTAATATTACCTTGGGCAGGAACAATAGCTGGTATACCTTCAGGATGGTTACTATGTGATGGAAGTCAGGTTAGTAGGGGAACATATGCTGCTTTATTTGCAATTGTAGGTGTAATATATGGAGTAGGGGATGGAGTAACAACATTTAATTTACCCAATCTTGTAGATAACTTAGTAGTAGGTGCTAAACAAGATGACTCAGGTATTCCAAAATCTAATATTACAGGAAGTTTACTACAGACTGGCGGAGAGGCAACACATGTATTAACAACTGCTGAATTACCAGCACATACACATACGTTAGGGAGTATGGAAGCAACAATCTTTTCTCAATATTTTTGTGCAACCCCAGGAGGAACTGGGTTAAAACTCCTAAAGGAGGGTGGTGGACAATTTATAGCTGGTGTTGCATATATTAATAATACTGGTTCGGATACAGGACATAATAATATACACCCTTATAAAGTTTCATCATATATAATTAAAACTTAATCGGAGGAATTTCAATGGCGTGGGAAAAGCTTAAACCAGAAGATTCAGCATATCTTATAGATAGTCCAGCAGTTATTAGAGAAAACTGGAATCAATTAGAAACTAGGTTAGATGCAGCATTGCAGATAACTAACGCTATGGTATCTCCAACTGCTAATATAGAAATCTCTAAATTTAAATGTACTGGTGGAGCTAGTGGAGATTATATAACTTTAGATGCAAACTTGAATTTCCAAACAAGTGGATTAAAAGATACTGATTTTTTATCAGTTCCATCTAGTTCAGCACAGGGGGATATAACTTATTATAATGGTAGTACATATACAAGATTACCAGTAGGAATTAGTGGAGAGGTATTACTATCTACTGGTCCAGGTGCTAACCCAGAATGGGATAATTTATCATCCGTATTAGATAGTGGATTTCAAATTAAGTGGGCAGGAACAATTGCATCAATACCATCAGGTTGGTTATTTTGTGATGGAAGTGCAATAGACAGAACAACATATGCAAATTTATTTGCAACTATAGGAACTATTTACGGAGTAGGTAATGGAACTACTACTTTTAATATACCTGATTTAAGAGATAATTCTATAGTTGGAGCTTATCAAGACGATAGTGGAGTACCAAAGACTAACATAACAGGAGTTTTAACACAAAGTGGTGGAAATGCAACACATACATTAGTTGAAGCTGAATTACCTAACCATACTCATGATACTTCTAATGTTTTAGTAGAATATATGGATCGTGCTGGTCATGCAGGTGGTGGGGGTAATATAGCTAGTAGTGGAGCAACAAAGCAAGCAATTGTTGGCTCTACAGGAAGTTTGGGTGGTGGAAGCCATGACAACATACCACCATATTTGGCTATGTCAATTTTAATTAAAACCTAGAGGTGTAAATAATGGCTTGGAACAAATTAGTACCATCAAATAATGAGTTACTACAGGATGCACCAGCTTTAATAAGAGCTAACTGGGATGCTATAGCATTAGCAACAGATCCAGTACTAATAATAGATAATGACAAAGTTAGTGCTTCTGCTAATATAGAAGGTTCTAAGTTAAAATGTACAGGTGGAACTCAAGATAATTTAATCTCATTAGATGCTTCACTAAATTTACAAGATAGTGGAAAACAATATGCTGATTATATAGAAACACCCTCAGGATCAGCACAAGGAGATATACTAATAAGAGATGGTTCAGGTTGGGTAGAATTAGTAGCTGGTACAGCAGGTAAATCCTTAACAACTAATGGTATTGGTGCAGACCCATCATGGGAAAGTCCACAGGCATTCTCTACAGGTATGGTTTTAGATTGGGCAGGTACTATAGCAAGTGTACCAACTGGGTGGATATTTTGTGATGGTTCGGCTATTAGTAGGGTAACATATGCAAGTTTATTTAGTGCTATAGGAACTATCTATGGAGTTGGAGATGGATCAACCACATTTAATTTACCAAATTTAGTAGATAAATTTGTAGTTGGAGCAAAGCAGGATGATAGTGGAGTACCTAAAACAAACATTAGTGGAGCTTTAACTCAAAGTGGTGGAAATGCAACACATACTTTAATTACTTCTGAGATAGCACCACATATTCATACTGGTGGTGCAATATATATTGGAAGTTACTCATATTCCCCTGGAAGTGGTGGCTATGTAGTTGGAAATTCCACAGGTTCTCCACTTAATATATTATCAGGTACGCTAGGTAATACAGGTGGAGATACAGCACATAATAATGTGCCATCATTTTTAGCAGTAGCAGGAATAATAAGAACATAGGAGATATTATGAAATTTAAAGTACTAACACACAGTATAGATAGACAAGAACCCTCAATTAAGATATTAGAAGAACGGTCTAATATATTGGTCAACTGTCCTAAAGATTGGGACAAAGAGTGGGGAGAAGGTTTTATTGACAGTTTAATTGTAACCCATACACACCATTTAAATTTTATGGATATAGAAAAGGTAAAATCTCATATTCGACCAAATAGTTTAATAAGATGTTTCTGTACTAAGTCGTTTGAAAAGATATGTTTAGATAGATACCCTGTAATGAATGAGTACTTGGCATTTATACCTATTAAAATGTTTAAAAAATTTCATACTAATTTCCATTCTGTACCTACAATACACGATAAACCAACTATTTGTGATAGTTTTGGATTTATTTATAAGAAAACAACAGCATTTATTACACCAATAGAGGATTTATCAGAGAAAAGTTTACAAGTTATCACCTCTTGTGATGATATTATCACTAGTTTGAAGTGGGAATACAAAAAATTACAACCAATTAATCAATCTATTACAGATTTAGATAAATTTAGTGCGAAAAACATACACATTTTAGGTTCAAGTACGTATATGGAGAATAAGTTTAGTAATAATATTATAAAAGCGGGACAAATAATAAATATAGAAAATAATAAAAGAACATTTAACAATATTATGTGTCTATATAAAAGAGGTGAGAAAGCTATGTCTGATATGAAGAGAAAATTTTTTCAAAGTAGTGTAAAAGTTGATAAACTTAGTAAGGCTGAAAATGTAGTTTCTGCTACTATATCTACTAATGGAGTAGATAGAACCCAGGAAATAATTAAAACGGATGCATGGGAGAAGAGAATAGAAAGTTATAAGAAACATCCTATTTTAGTATCCTCACATGAAACTGGTGGAGGTGCATTTTCAATTGGAGATCTAAGAAAGACAATTGGTCAAGCTTTAGATATCCATGTTAAAGATGGAGAAGTTATAGCAGATTTTGAATATTTCGTAGGAAAGGGCAATGATGAGGCAGATTGGGCATATTTTCTAGCATCAAAAGGTTTAGCAGCTTATTCAGTAGGATTTATACCACATGGTTGGGAGGATTCTTCTGAAGAAAAATTTGCTGAAACTGGAGTATGGAGAACATATACTGATGTAGAATTATTAGAGATTTCTCATGTTACTGTTCCATGTAATAAAGATGCTTTACAAAATATGTTACAGACTGAAAATGATGGAGTTAAACAAATAGCACAATTAGCTTTAAAAAGCTTTGATGAATATATACAAACAAAAACGCAAGCTAATTCCGATATAAAAGGAGGGCTGAATGTGAAAGTAGAAGAGAAAAAAGTAGAAGAAGTAGAAGTAAAAAAAGTAGAAGAAGTTAAAACAGTAGAAGAAGTCACTATTGTTGAAACACCTGCTGTAGAAGAAACTAAATCTGTTGAAGTCGTTGAAGAGACTAAAAAAGAAGTAGTGGAACCTGCAAAAGAAGAAAAGAAAGTTGAAGAAACTAAAGAAGAAACTAAAGAAGAAACTAAAGAAGAAACAACTGAAGAAGTAAAAAGTGAAGTAGTAACACTTGATATTGTTAAAGAAATAGTTAAAGAAGCTGTAGAAGGATTAAAAACAGAATTAAAATCTTTAGTAGAATCTTTAACAAAGAAAGAAGAAGTAGTAGAACCAAAAGAAGTAGTAGTTGAAGGAGAAAAGAAAGCGGAAGTACCTAAAAGAAAAGCTACTATTGATGATAACGCTAAAGAAGTAGAAAGCGAAATAGAAAAAATTAAAAATATGACTATTTCGGATGTATTAGCTGACCCGGAAGTAGATGAAGAAACAAAAAAAGAAATTAAGAGTGCATATTTAAATAACTATTTTAAAACAAGAAAATGATATTTTAAACACAATTATTTGGAGGATGAACAAAAATGGATAAATTAAAAAAAGATATGCTTTCTGTATTTGTCAAGGGGTTAATACTTCCTGATGAAGTAGGACAGCGTAATGGAGTAGATATTCTCCCTAAAGAAATTTCAAGTGATTTGGTTAAACAGATTACAGAAATCAATCCTTTAAGAGAGATCTTTAATGTAGCAGAAGTAAGAAAGGGTGGAAGTTTATCTCTACCTACAACGGCATGGGATACTACTAATGTATACCAGCTAGCTACAGATGCGGCACCAAGTACAGTAACAGTTAATGATGGATTTACAGCAGGTTCAGTTGTATTACAACCTGGTAAATTAGCAGCTAGGGTATATGTTGCAAACGATACTATTGAGGATTCTAGTTATGAAGTTGGGAATCTCATTATGGAAAATTTTGCTGTTGGATTTGCATTAGCAGAATTAGACAATGTATTTGCAACAACTCTAAAAGATAGAACAAGTTCAGGTAAAACTAGAGTTGTAGATGGACTATTTTATTTAGCAGCTAATTTAGCAACAGCTACAGCAGTTAGTTATACATCAGCAACTGACTTCGGTGCTAGTAATGCAATATCAGAAGCAATCAAAAACTTAGGTGTTTACAAGGATATGGGAGAATTAGTATTTTTCTGTTCACCAGAAATCGCTCACGATCTTCGTATTGATAGAGCAACAAGAGGAGATATGGTTGGTAATATTTCTCCTTTAGTAAAAAACGCCGACTTACCTAAGTATTATGGCGTTACAATCTATGAATCTACCAGAATTCCAGCTAATAAAGCGGTTCTTATGCCAGCTAAAGAAGCTTATTTAGGATATGGTAGAGACTTTAGGGTAAAGACAGATGAAGATATTACATCAGATAACACCAGATTTGTAGCAACAGAAAGATTTGATTTTAAACTTTCTCACATGACTGGATCTAATTATGATGCAATTGTATATGTACAAAAAACGAATACGTAGAATGGTACTGACCTAGTGTCGGTATAGTCTAAGATAACCTGGGGATCCAAAGATCCCCAGGTATATCCCTAGGAGAAGCATAGTAATGCTACACTTAAACGCAATATGTAAAATAAGAACAGACAGTTCTAATATCCCACAAAGCACAGCATCTTTTACTGTACCAGAAAGCAGTAAGAAGTATGTATTAGTCTATGGTTCTCATGAGTTATCAGAGGACTTACTTCCACCACAACAAATTCTCAAAAAATTATTATCTAACAATACATTTATTATTTATTTTTGTAATAAATTCCCCAATCAATTTATTAATAATAAGAGTATTATATATGTTGAAACAACAAATAAGTTCTTTAATGAGCGTATATTAAGGGAAACTGATGTTATTTCGGCAGTTCATGGACATAATACTAGAGGAGAATTGGTAGCAAAGAATTTTAGAACAAAAACAAATTGCTTAAATCTAGATTTAAAACAATTAGGTAATTTATGTGAGATAGAAATAAAGGATCAAAAAATTAATCATATAGTATTCGATTCAATAACTGATTGTGGAGATAGAGGAATAGGAGATATACTAATAACTACAGCCATAGTAAAACAGTTAAAACTAAATCACCCATTTTCTACTATTACTTACGTTTGTAATCAGCCAGCCAATGAAGTATTAAAACAAAACCCCGATTTAGATGAGATTGTAGGGTCTTACGCAGAATCAAAATATTACCAAAGTAATAGATGCTTTGATAATTATTACTGTTTAGGAAGCTTTTTAGAAGATACACAAAATCCTATTACACATAAACCAAGAGTAGATTCTATTGCTGAATTTTTTAAGATAAAAGTGGAAGATAAATTACCACAGTTACATTTAACACAGAAAGAAATAGCATACGCAAGTAATTATATAAAAGACCAAAAAATTAACTTAGTAATTAATGTTGACTCAAATTCACCAGCAAGAAGGTATCCAGAAACTTATGTAGGGGAAATCATAAATAAATTAAATTTAATGAAGTTTAATATAATCCTAGTTGGAAAGAGAAAAATAGCAAGTGATTATAAAGATGTATTTAATTTAACTGGAAAGAACACTATAAGAGAAGTATGCTCTTTAATTTATTCCTCAGACTTAGTACTTACAGTAGATAGTTTAGCATTGCATATAGCAGCAGCATTTAAAAAACCTACAATAGCACTATTTAGTATTATACCAGCCTCTTGGAGAACCAGTTACTATGATAACTGTGTACCAATTCAATCACCATTATCATGTAGTCCATGCTATTATAAGTCTAAGAACGAACCAAAAATGAGTCCAGATTGTAGAATAGGAAACATCTATAAATGTATGTATCATATTAAGGTTGACGATGTATTAGAAGCTATAAGATTATTAATTCCAAAATTAAATAAAGATAACAAATATTTTACTAAATTAGAGTCACTATTTTATAGTAATAATTCAGAAGCAGTAATAGATTATGGTGCAGTAGAATCATTATTAATTGTTAGACAAAGTGGAATAGGTGATTTAATTATGTTATCATCAGTATTACATGATATAAGAACTAGATATCCTAATATTACTAAATTAGGGTTGTTAACTAACCATGTAGAGATATTTAAATTTAATACAGATATAGATATACTGTATACAAAGAAACCCATTGATGAACAGTATGACTCAATACTAAATCTAAATCAAGTTGTAGAAGAGGGTTATAATAGTTACGATTACTTTAATGTTCCTAGAAACTTACTTTTTTATCAAAGGTCTAACATAACTTACGAAGGATTTAACCCACAAATAATTTTAAATAAAGCAGAGATGAAACAAGGGAAGAAGTTTTGGAATATATTTAAAAGATCAACTAGAAAAAAATTAGTGTACGTAATGAATGCATCTACACCATTAAGAACTTATCCATTAGAAAAAGTTACAGAATTACTGTTAGAATTAAAAGAAGATTTTGATATATTGTTAGTTGGAAAATTCACTAGTGGTTGGTGGTTTACAAATCAGCGATTACCTAGATTTTTAGGGAAATTTTTACCTAAAAAGAACATATTTAATTTTTGTAATACTACAACAATAAGACAACTACTAGGAATATTACATCATGCGGACTTAGTAATAGCACCAGATACAGGAGTAATACATATGTGTGAAGCCTTGGGAGTAAAGTGTATAGCTTTATTTGGAGCAATAAATCCAAGCTTGAGAGTTCATGATTATAAATATGTAACACCAATAAGAAATCATACATTAAAGTGTAAGGATAAATGTGGAGATGTTAAATGGAAATCTTATGGATGTACTCCAAAAATAGGGTCAAGATGTATGGAGGGTATAACAACTAAGCAAATATTTGGGGAGGTTTATAGAGTGGTGAATAATATACCAATACAAAAGAGAATTTTAATAAACAGAAGCTCTGGATTAGGTGATATTTTAATGACTACCTCCCCACTAGCTGAGTTAAGAAGATAATACCCAGATGCTCATATAGCATATAGAACTAACTATCCAGAGTTATTTCAAGGTAACAATGATATAAGTGAGGTAATAAAAGTAGAATTTGGAGATAAATTACAGGACAATGAAAGAAACACATATGATATAGTTATAGATTTAGATTTTGGTGTGGAATCAAAGAGTATTAACCCACGAGGACAGTTAACAGAGAGCGAATATACTACTAAACCAAGAATAGATATGTTTTTTAAACTATTTAATTTAGAAGTACCAGACCTAGTAAGATTTAAATATTTTGTTACTACCGAGGAAGAGAAAGTAGCTAAAGATATCTGTAAATCATTTGATAAAAATAAGAAAACTATAGGAATTGTTTTAAATTCCATTTCTCCTGTAAGAACCTACACAATAAAAGGTACATTGAATGTTATCAACAGTTTAAAAGACAACTATAATATAGTAGTTTTAGGAACTGCTACCAGATGTTGGGATCACCGCCCATTTACTACAAAGTATTTAGAATTTATTGAGAAGAACCCACAAGTATTAGATGTAGTAGGTAGAACTAATTTACGAAAAGCGATATCTATAATTAATTCGGTAGATTTATTAATTACTCCTGATTCTGGGTTTCTACATGTTGCTCATGCTTTAAGAAAGCCTTGTATTGCTTTATTTGGAAACATTAATCCTATTACTAGATGTTCTTATTATGATTTAACTAAGGTATTGTGGAGTAAACCAGATTGTATTTGTTTTGATAGAGGAGTATTTATGAATAATTGTAAGTATAAAAAAGATATAGAAAATCAGGATATTGAGAGAATAGGTGCAGAATGTATGGAAGCTATTTCTAGTGATAGTATAATAGAAATGTCTATAGAAATACTGGAAGGAGGTACTAATGGATAATATAAGGGATTTAGTTATCTGCGGAATATATAGATCGGGAACAACTATATTAGCTGAAATGTTAAGTAATCATCCTGACATATTTATGAGTTCGGAATTGGGAACGTATATATTAAAAGCAGGAATTATACCAAATTTTACTGGAATTTCACAAAAATATGAGCAACCTTTAAATCCAGAGATTGTTTTAAATACTGATAATGAAACAGTTGAAGAGAGTGTAAATAAAGTACTACGGTACTTAAGAAAGAAAAAACTAATATAAGGTGAACTATGGCTATCAAATGTTATTCATTACAAACTATACAAGGACTAAAAACTAAATATACTTATATGTGTACTACTTTTAAAACAAATAAGGAAATATTTGACGAAGTGAAAGAGTGTGATTTTGAACAGGGCATTATAATAATTTGTAAATCACCAAGTAATCTTACTGAATTGGACTTAGATTTATTAGTTAAATACCATGTAAATCACAGTTTATTTTGTACATCTATTTATAAGAATATAACTAAAGACTCAAATATTTTATTATACGAATTTGACAAAGAAAAAAATGTTTGTAATTGTATTAAAAAAAGGTACATGGACTTGGGAATATACATATTCGGAGGAAAAAAGAGTGATATAAGTATTAAGGAATACTCAACATTACAAAGGTTATTAAAAGATTTATTAAAAGATAGACAAATAAGAGGGTTTATAATTAAGTAGGAGGAATATATTATGGCGGATGTAACAGTAATCACAAATGCAGAATTAGCAGCGTTAACGGGAATAGTGGAAGCAAACCTAGACACAAATTTAGTGAATGCCTCTAAGATACAGGCAGCAACTAAATTAGGTAAAAACTATGCTTCTGGTACACAGACTGACACAGTAAGGTTATTTTCATCAAAGAAGTATCTTAGATTATCTAAAGTAGATATCAATGCAGTAACAACTTTAACAACTTATTCAGGTAACGGAGATAATGAGACAGCTACTGTAGTAGCCAATACAGCCTATACATTATACGTAGAAGAAGGTATTATATATTATGCAAGTACTTTTTCTAATTTAACTAAGGCTGTAGCAGTTTATACATATAATCAAAGCAGTGTAGGTGCAATAGACAAATTGATTATTTCACTTTTTTATTTAAAGTTAGTATTATTGACAAAACCTTCATTAGTTCCAAAAGAAATGATCAGAGAAAACATGGGAGACTATGGGGTAGAGTGGAATTTAACGGATTTTAAAACACAACCAAAATTAATTGATGAAGAAATTGACAAAGTATTACAGAACTATGAAGAAACGGATTATTTTGAACTATTTTAAGTAAACACTTGACAAAGTACTATCAATATGGTATACTTATACTGTAAGAAAGGTTAGTGGCAGAATAGGTAATGCTAACAAACTGCTGAGTCGCTCTCAGCTATCCTAGGAGAGAACTTCTTACTGGGGACAAGTAATGAGTAGCTTGAGTTAACCCGAAATAGGGATACCTATTTTAGGCGAGTTGACATGCTACAGTGTGAGGTGCAAATCCTCACCTAACTTTAACTTACACTAATGGAGAATAATATGTATTATAGATCATTAAATAAACTAGCTAATGTATTACAATTATTAGAAGATACTGAATATTGCCATGTCTGGAATATTATAACAGACTTATTACTACTCTGTTTAAAAAGTAAACACAAAATTATGATAGTAGGTAATGGTGGCAGTGCTGCACAGGCATCCCATTTTTCCGCTGAGTTGGTGGGTAGGTTCAAAAGAGAACGAAAAGGGTATGCTGCTATAGCCTTAAACACAGACACGTCCATACTGACAGCTTTAGGCAATGATTACAAATATGATAAGATTTTCTCACGTCAAGTGGAAGCATTGGGATTACCAGGGGATTGTTTAATTGTACTATCTACTAGTGGAAAATCAAAGAATTTAATCCAAGCTGTGAAGCAAGCTAAGAAGATGGGAATTACAACTATTGCCATTATAGGTACTAAGAAAACTAAATTAAATAAACTATGTGGTATTACCTTTAATATACCATCAGATAATACACCAACGATACAGGAAAGCACATTAGTATTAATACATTCTATTTGTGATTACTTAGAATTTGAATTAAGTTTATAGAAAGGAGAAGTAATGTGGATAACTTAAAAAGACTAGCTATGATAGCTGTTATGTACAATATAATCCTAGATTGGCAAGAAGAGCTAGAAAAGATAGGGGACACACCAATACATATATATTGCTCAGATAGATTCAAATTAGCTGAAAAAATACTACAAAAATTAGAGAAGGAGTTAAGATAATATGAAACTAGATATAGATAACAAAGATTTAACAGAAATAGATGCAATGGTTAATAGGTGGTTTGATAGAATTCAAGAAATGTTAGATGGCATACCTTTTTATAAGAGAAAGAAAGAGAAAAAGGCATTACCAGAAGTATATCCTGAAATTATTATTGATAAAGAATGGATGGGTCATTTAGAGAAAAGTCCAAGTTGTTTTAAACCCAGAAGAAATAGACCAAAGAAAAAATAAAGGAGTAAACAATGTTTAAAAAGAAGAAACATATTTGTTCAGAAGAAATACACAAAAATGGTGGTCAAGTATTTGTATGTAATAAAGGAATGTACGCTAAGTGTCCAGTATGTAAAAAGAACGTAGCACTGGATTATAAACAGTTCATGCTTGACCTAATAGTACAAACAATTGAACATGATGCTAAAACAGATGGAAAGATTATGGCAATGATTAGAATGTCGTTAAAGAAGAGATATGGTAAACAAATTAAAAAAGAGGTAAATAAGGATGAAGCTACTAAAAAATAATGGTACTACATATTTTGGCGGTGGTCGTGCAGGTAAGGGTGATAGACCAAGATCTATCTCATTATTTAAATGGGCTAAGAATTGGATTAGCATATTTGGTAAAAAAGAAAGAGTACCAGCCACTTGTGTAACATGTGGTCAGAAAGGTGGAAAATTTACGTTTTACAAAGAAAGATATTATTGTAAGCGATGTATACGCAAAGTATCTTGAGGAGACCAAATGGGATTAGAACTAAGTTGTGATATGTGTGGTATTACATTAAGAGAGTACGAGGAAATTACTTTAGAAGTAAATTATTTATTTAGTTATACTGAATTGAAGACTGCTACTGATACACAGTTAAAGAATAAGAGATCAGAAGACGAAAAATATATTTGTGTTAATTGTAAAAGGATGAAACAAAGACTATTTGATGACTATAAACAAGCTTTAATAGAGATGAGTAAGAAGATTGCAGAAATGCATGATCTAGAATCTTACAAGAAACCAACAAAAAAGAAGAAATAAACACTTGACAAATAATTAATTCTATGGTAATATTAAGTTAGAGAGAGAAAGGGGAGTTTAAGATGAAACAATACTTAGACAATTCTAGAGAGATTATACTTATGGATTGTGCAAAGTTATTACGAGGAGCATTAATAGATAAAGGAAGGTCCATAAGATGTCCTCACATATATAAAATTACAGAGAGTAATTACACATTCGTATCAGGACAACTCTATGAGAATAAAGTTTGTAAAAAATGTGGATTTATTTGGGACTTACTCGACAGTATCAGATCAGTGGACAGAGCAGTAACAAAATTAAAAAATAGTGACTCCAATCTAGTTTGCCACCATAAAAAATTTAGAATTCAATTTTCATCTTACTTACAGATGTACGTATGCACCTGCTTTGAGTGTGGACTTGTGTTTGAGATGAGTAAATATAAGTATAAAACTTTATAAAGAAAGGCTAATACCATGAGAGCAGTTAAAAATAGGTATAACTTAGGAATATGGATTACTAAAGATAGTCAAAACAAAATAACTATTAATTTATGGTATTATAGAATACAATTATAATAAGTTAGTTCCATATTGGAAACTACTTGACAAATGTAGTATTTTATGCTATACTTAAAGTGTAAGAAGAAAGGGGATGAGTAAAATGATTTACACCACACAAGAAACCTTATTTATTTCACAAGAAATTAATGAAGAGGTACAGGACTTATCTATAGACATAACTGTAAATTGGTTAGAAGATAATAGTTATGGATCTGATATAGATGGTTTTCGTGGTACTTCCAGAACAACTGTGGAATCCTTTGAAATTGAATCAATAACAGATAACTATACATTAGAAACAATTGAACTTACCCAGGATATAAAAGAACTTATTCTAGAAAGGTTAGGTGAAACCCTGTGAAAAAACAAAAGAGAAGTAAGAATAAGAAGAAGAGATTAAAGAAAAAAGGTAGTGGTAGAAGACACTCTAAGATATTTACTATAAAATCTTAGAAGGGGAAGTAACATGTACAAAAAACTAATTTACATTTTATTATTTATCACTATTACGCACTATACTTATTCTGGCAATGTAGTTTATGATGTAAAACGTATAGTAAGAATGCGTAATAATACAATATCCTTTATTACAGTCGATAAAGTAAATGTAACTATTAATGGAGATTACTTAATAGTAGAGGGGAAATAAGTAATGGGTAAATCTAAAATACACACAATATGTGAAAACTGTAAATATGGAGACTACAAAAATTATGAATCAGTATATTCAATACTATTAAATACATACCTATGTAAATGTAGAGATTGTAACCACGAATTCTATTTAAGTAAAAGTATTGTAGAAGGGAATGAATAATATGAAAATCTTATTAGCAGTTATTTTATTAAGCCTACTTTCACTCAATTGTTACGCAGTAGACAAGAGTCATCTAGAGGAATTTGAGACATACAATTTTACTTGGTATAACGACCCTATCCAAGAAGTAATAGACAGAGTTGAAGTATAACAGTTAAAACAAGGATGTTTGATCTATAAAATCCTAGAAAGGAGATAAAAATATGTGTAAATTCGCCAGTAGTGTAATAACAAAAAATGGAGATATATATTATGATGTTAAAAATGACAGTCATGAGGACTTGATAGAAAAACATTTAAAAAATGAAAAAGAAGAAAACTATGCTAGAGTAGAGATAGTACCTCCCAATAATGATAAAACAGTTAGACCACTGAGTAAGTGGAGGTTCATATTAGATGAAAAAAGAAAACCTGATTGGTGGAGCGAATGGCATAAGTTAGAATGTTATAAAACATTAAAAAAGAGAATGACTTTTACTGGGAAATATAAAGGTTATTATAAAGATGGTACAGTAAGTTATGAACATTATTATAAAGATGGAGAAAGAAATGGGAAATATAAAGGTTATTATAAAGATGGTACAGTAAGTTATGAACATAATTATAAAGATGGAGAAAGAAATGGGAAATATATAAGTTACTATAGGGACGGTACAGTAAGTTATGAACATTGTTATAAAGATGGAGAAAGAAATGGGAAATATAAAGGTTATTATAAAGATGGAGAAAGAAATGGGAAATATATAAGTTACTATAGGGACGGTACAGTAAGTTATGAACATAATTATAAAGATGGAAAATTAGTAATGTCCACTAAATAATGGACATTTAAGAAAAGGAGACTAATAATATGATTTGGCATATTATACAAGAAGGAAACGGTTATGTTAGTATAAGATCAGATGGCATGGAACTTTGCTCTAGAGAAACAGTAGAGAGGGCAAAAGAGTTACTTAAAAAATATACAAAGTGGTGGGATTATGTATTAATATATCCTACAGCAAAAGAAATTAGATTAAAATGTAGAAAGTAAACTATATTTTTATGTTTAGAATACTTAAAATAGAAAGGAATAAAATATGAAAGTATCATGGAAAGAGATAGAAAAATTCTTAAAGACTAAGTACAATCTAAAGAATATTGATGTATGTGTAACTAACGCATACTGGGGAACAAGAAAGAAATTAACAACCCCGGAGTACATTGAAGGGGAAGAAGATATTAGAGGAAAAAAAGTTATGAGTAAGTTAAGTAAGAAACTAGAGAAACAAGGCTGGATAATACTAAAGGAAACAGACACACAAGTCTATTGCTTAGATAGATTATTAAAAGAACACATTATAAGAAAAGAGGAGTAAATTATGGATATGAATGAATATGCAGAAAAAGCTATTGTTGAAGGAAAAGAAGTATTTGAACAAGTAGAAAAGATAGGGGAAGAGTTAAGATTATCTGAAAGACCAAATATTACTTTCTATATAGAAAAATTAAACCATCTAACAGGATGTTATACATTTCTTTCTATAAGATACTTTAAGTTAAAAGCTCACAAGACAATAGAAGAAAACAAAAGATATGTATATCTAAAAATTAATTGTGAAGAAAAATTTGTAGCAAAGACAGCAGAACAAGAAGCTAAATTATTTATTAAAGATTTAAGATTAGCAAGAGATATTTATGAATCTTACGTTAAGTCTACAGAAACATCAATTAATACACTAAAGAAACAGATGGATGGATATAATTCTGAAAAAAGTATTTCAATGGGAGATAGATAAATTATGAACGTATTAAGCTTATTTGATGGTATTAGTTGTGGACAAGTAGCATTAGAGAGAGTAGGAATAAAAGTAGATAAATACTATTCTAGTGAAATAGACAAGTACGCTATTCAGGTTGCACAGAAAAATTATCCTAATACTATACAATTAGGGGATATAACTAAGTGGCAAGAATGGAATATAGATCTTTCCTCGATTGACTTAATATTTGCTGGGTTTCCTTGCCAAGCCTGGTCTATTGCTGGTAAACAAAAAGGAGACAGTGATCCTAGAGGACAATTGATTTATCCCTTAATAGAGATATGGAAAAAAATAAAAGAAGTAAATCCAAACGTACTATTCTTATTTGAGAATGTAAAAATGAAGAAAGAATTTATTGAGTATATAAGTAACTTATTTGGTTGTGAACCAGTAGAAATTAATTCAGATAGGTTTGTGTGTCAAAGTAGAAGAAGATTATATTGGACAAATATAGATATAGGTAGTATACCTGATAGACCAGCTTGGGATAATAAATATTATCAGTATAGAAGAACGTATATGAGAGAGAATAAGAGTGGTGTTTGTCCTACATTAACAGCTAATATGGGTACAGGAGGTCATAATGTTCCATTACAAAAAATAGTTGAATCGGGTATAGTAGATAGGGAGTCTAGTTTTTGTATAGATGCTAATTATTATAAAGGTGGAAATTTAAAATCATATTATGATAAATCAAGGAGACAACTAGTTTTTGAAAATGAATCATATAGGAAGTTAACTCCAATTGAATGTGAAAGACTACAAACATTACCTTTTTGGAAAATAGATTTGGAGGTAAACTTATGTTTAGAGCAAGCAAAGAACTATGTAGATGTGGTAAACCGAAATCCCAAATTGCTAAAACTTGTTGGGAATGCAGAAAAATACAAGTTAAACGAACTTGTAAATTTTGTAAAAGAGAATATGCTTGTAAACCGTCAATTAATAAAATTTACTGTTCCAAAAAATGCAGATATGCAGATACCTATACAAATAAACTTACACACAAATTACAAGAAAGAAGAATTAAATATTCTTGTAGACAATGCGGAAAAACATGCAAAATTGCAAAATCACGAGCAAGAGGCAAGTTCTGTTCACGGGCATGTTTTTATAAATACAACAAAGGATCAAATTCCGCACAATGGCGTGGAGGAATTACCACAGAAAGATCAGCTTTCTATTCCTCTACAGAATGGAAAGTTCTTATTAAAATTATATGGAAAAGAGATAATGCAACGTGTAAAAGATGTGGAGAAAGGTTTTCTCACAAAAAAGGACAACAATTTCATTTACACCACATTAAATCGTTTAAATATAAAGCGTTTAGAACAGATTTTAATAATTTGTTATTGGTATGCAAAAAATGTCATAACTGGATTCACAGCAAACAAAATAATAAGAAAGAGTATATTGCTAAGATATGTAATACCTTATACAGAAGGCATTTCTAATACACAAAGATATAAGAGTCTAGGCAATGGATGGACAGTAGATGTAATAGCACACATATTAAAAAATATAAAGGAAATTTAATGAAGATAAAAAACTTAGAAGCACTAAAGAATGAGTTAAAAACAAAATACTTAAAAAGGTATCTTAAAGAAATTACTAAGGCTAAGTTTATTAAGAAGGGTTATAAAGAGTTCTTTACATGCCCTAATCGAAAACAATTCCATCAGAACGAAGATCAAGACCCTTCATGTAATTTCTTTCCAGATGATACAAAATTCAAATGTTTTTCTTGCGGTTGTAGTGGTGATATTTTCAGCAGTGCTAATTTATTTGAAGGAAAACCATTGGAAGGTGGTAAATTTGTTACGGAGAATGTTATATATCTTTGTGACTTATTTAACATACCTTACGAGATAGAGGAGATATCAGAAGAAGAGAAGATTTATCTTACATTAACTAAAACTTTAGAAACTATAATAAATGCTGGACACTCTTACCTTTTCTCTAAGTCTCCTGAGTTACCAATGAAGTATATTACTGAAAGGGATTGGAATATATCTAGTAAGCATTTTAAATTTGGGTATTTTCCCGATACTGAAAAGTCAAGAAAGTTTTTAAAAGAACAAGTAGACAAATGCAGAGAGTATAAAGATAGTATTAAACTATCTGAAGAATCATTAATAAATAAACTAATTTTCCCAATTAGAAATTCATCAGGGTTAGTAATAGGAATAGGTACAAGAAGTTTAGAAGAGAAGTGTGAATCAAGATACAAACACCACCTATTATCATTATTACCAACAGGGAGTGGAATACATAATTTAGATGTAGTCAGTAAGTCAGATACATTATATTTAGTAGAGGGCTATGCTAGTGTATTTACAATGTATGAACAAGGTATAACAAATGTAGTATCTCTAATGGGACCATTTTTTAAAGAGATCAAATATAATATCCTAGTTAAAAATAAGGTAAAGAAAGTTATAATATGCTTAGATAATGATGCAAGTGGGAGAGAGGGGTTATTAACAGCAATAAATACAGTTAAAGAAAGACCAGAGATAAAGGTATTTATTAAATTATTAAATACATCTAACTCAGTAGAGAAGGATGGACCAGATGATGTTATAAGAAATGTAGGAATTAATTTCTTTAAGAAGATCCCAGAGATATCTATTTATGATTACATTTTGAATTTACTTAATCAGGAAGAGACAGATGAAATAAAAGATATTTTATTTAATTTAATCTTATCTAACCCAAATAGTATAGATAGGGATAGAATGGTAGTAAGTGCTACAGAAATTTTAAAGACAACCAAGACATCATTCTTGGAAGATTTGAAAAAATATGAGGGCAATAGGGGAATCAGTAGTGAATTTACTACATCAGAGTTAATGGAAGAATCAGAGAATATGGAACTATTAATGCAAAGTTTTGAGGAATGGGCATGGAATAGGGGTAAATTAATTGGACTTCAAACAGGGTTTCCTATTTTTGACACTATGATTGATGGATTACAACCGGGAGTTCATATTATATGTGGGAAGTGGCAAATGGGTAAGAGTGCTTTTTTACAATCTCTTACTAAAAACATATTACTACAAAATGACGAATCTGCTGCATTATGTTTCTCATTTGATGATAATAAGGAAAAGGCTTTTCTACCAAGACTATTAGGTAGTATGGCATCTATGCACATCAATGATATAAAGAATCCTAAACATAGAATTTTAGAAAATGATAACTATACAGAAGCAGAAAAAACCAAATTTATTACAGCTAGAGAAGATGCAATAAAAACATACTACTCATTAAAAGGTAGAATAGGTATTAAGGGAGTAGATGATGGAAGAGAGTTAAAATGTGTGGAACGTTATATAAAAATGTGGAAGGTATTATCAGAAGATAAACAATTATTTGTTACAATTGATTTCTTAAATATGATACGTATGGATAAAGTAAAAGACCAGTTACAGTTAGAAAGTAATAGAGCAGAACAACTAAGTTATTTAGCTGCTAAGTATCAAGTACCAATTCTATGTACAGCAGAGAGAATAAAGTCAGGGTCTAACACTAATCCAAGGGATGAGGATATCAAAGGAAGTGTTACAACAGCATATCAGGCACAAAATATCTACCTATTAACAACTGACTTCTCAGATTCTATAGGTGGAAGTTCTAATAAATTATTTTTCTATGATGAAGGAGATTATGATAGAGCAAAACCTATAATAGAGCTACAAGTTTCTAAGAATAAAACTAATGATGCAAGAGGGAAAATCTATTATAGATTTTATAATTCATATAGTAAATTTGAAGAGTGTACTATAGATGAACAAGATGAGTACAGAAAAAAAGCATTGAGAAGAAAGGAGAGGTAATTATGGATAAAGAAAGATTAGACAGTAAAC